GGTCGGAGACATACCCTGCATCTGTGTCTCGATCTGTGCTATACGTGCAGCACGATCTTGACCTGGATCTCCAATGGCTTTTATAAAAGCGGCACGCTTTGCTGCTTGTCCTTTATTGTATCTTGTTCTATTTTGTCTTGAGCTTTGGCTTTGACGGCCTGACAGTTTCGCACGCCTGTTAGGGTAAAGTTTTAAAGCTTCAGCTTCAATGTCCGCTTTTGTACGTGCCCCTTGGACTTCTTGACCAGCTTGTAAGCCAGCAAGCTCTGCCTGTAAACGTGCGTACTCTGGGTTTTCTGCACCAGCTTCAATGCCACGGGCCATTACACCGATGTCAGCCAGCTCTAGGGCTGTGTACTGCGGACGGTAGGTCCGCTCTGCACCGATCAATCGCTCCTGCAATCGAGGGTCCGTGATGCCTTGGTATTGGCTACTAAAGCCCTTACCAAATAAGTATTCACCCATTGACTTTCCAGGGTCAATTGGTGGTGGTGCTTTTGATCCGCCTTTTCCGCCTCCCATAATATTATATTCCTAAGATTTTGTTGAATAATGCAGTGCTGTATACCACTCTAGTGGGAGCACCTTGCCTGTATCGTATGCCCAGTAGTTTCTTTTGCATAACCTCAGGGCATTTGATGATGAAGTTATGTGTCATTTGTTTGAAAGTTTGATTGTCCGATGCGAATAAGAAGGCCATAAAGATGGCGTTGCCATCTGGTTTGTCCGCCGTCCAGTTCTTAACAAAGAACCAGTCGTCGTCTTCATCGCAATTATACCACATAAAAACCCCTAGTATCTTTCCATCTTCGTCTTGCTCTACGATGAAGGTATCCTTGGCCATATGGTAGGCTACAAGGAGTTGTATTAAGTCACGAGGCCATCCGTCTAGTACCTTGCCGTTTTCCCTTTCAATACAGAAGTCCACTACCTTGTCGATGTAGGCAATGGCTTCTTTCTGTTCAGCGTTTTGCAACGCTAGTTGTACTGATTGTAGGAGGGGGTTCATCAGTATCCGATTGCTTGCCAAAACCAACTACCTGAGCCACTCACACTTCGCCCTGAACTAATTGTAAATCCACTAAGAGAATGGCCTGTTACAAATGAGGCATTTCCATAGGTATCGCTGTAAGGATTCCGATGAGAAATAGTGACACTGACAGTACCAGATGGAAAAGCAGTACCGTAATTCACTGTCTTGCTATTAGTAGATCCCATCTTCATAATCAGACCATTAGGAAGCGTTACACTTTGTTGGCCTGTATAAGATGCAGGGTCAAATGTCTCAGCTGAAGCATCCACGTAGGCCTTGATACTTTGCTGAGTAGCAAGTGCAGTAGCCGAGTCGGATACCATATCATCTTCGTCTAAGACAGCTACCTCTGCTGGTGCAGCGGCAGCTCCGCTCACGTTGCCAAGAACCTTGTAGTCAGCTACGTCTTCGATCTTCGCCTTTGTGACATTAGCGTCTAGGATCTTTGCTGTAGTCACAGCATCCGCAGCAATCTTAGCTGTGCTTACACCACCGTCAGCCACTACAATCTGACCAGAGGTATTCACTGTAGTCGAGGCACTGTCAGTCGCTGACTGATCAAAGGTAGCTAGATCAACTAAGTCGTTAAGCTTGTCCGCCGTAAGTTGCTCTCCGTTGGAGAACGCTGTTCCTTTATTTATAATAGACATAATTTAAATTGTTAAGCTGATTGCAGGAGAGGGTTCATTAGTATCCGAAGGCTGTCCAGCTATATGTTGCTGCACTAATAGGGTTCATTGTCCAGCCAGTAGAACTCAAGGCAGTGTATGATAAGTTAACAGTATCGTCTGAAGCACCACTTCGTTGCCCTTGTAGATTTAAACAAGCAGTTGGAAATGCTGTTGCAAATGTAAAGGATTGAACACCACCATTAGAAGTTACAGTCCCAAATTTCATAATCAAACCATTCGGGAGCGTTACACTTTCTTCGCCTGCATATGATGCAGGGACAAATGTCTGAGCTGAAGAATCCACATAAGCCTTAATGCTTTCCGAGGTCGCCAAGGTAGTATCAGTAGCGGTAGCCATTGTGTCATCGTCGATAACATCCGTAAGTTTGGCAAATGTTACGTTGGCATCTAGGATAGCAGGTGTAGTAACTGCATTATCAGCAATCAAAGCTGGAGTGATTGCATCGTCAGCAATGTCAGCAGTGCCAATAGAGGCAGCAGTCAAGGCCGCCGTAGGCGAGCCAAGGTCATTGAGTTTAGTAGATGTTACCGTTTCAGTAGCGGTAAATGAGTTGCCAGGAGTAATTGTAATTGTAGCCATATCTTATATTGCTTTATTTGTTGATCTAAATGCTTCTGCTCCAGCGACTTTGATCGCTCGGAAGCGAGGTCGGCCAACTGTATTGCTAAGGGTTACTTGCATTCCGTATGCTCGTTTGTTACCTATTCTACCACGGATTGATACATCCTCGTCAGGTGCTAGGGTATTACCTGAGTTACAAGCTCTTAATGTACCAAGATCTACGGTGCTGTCAATGTTTTCAAGCTCTGCGCTAATGCTTAAGTCAGAGGCATTATCAGGGGATGACTGCACGTGCAACTCAAAGTTGTTCCAACGCTTGCGGTCAATAGTACCTAGGGTGAACTGCCTTGTAGTGACAGAAGCAGGTATATCGTGAGCTACGGTTTCCTCCTGCCCTTCGACGGGGATTTCAGTAGCAAGCAGGTCTACTGCGTCTACACGGGCATCTAGCTTGTGCAGGCCGCCAAGTGTGTTCACTGCATATACTGCACGGTCAGCCTTCTTACCTGCTACAATTAAGTTAGCGATGTTCCAGTTTACGTCTTCTGTAGTGTCAATGCTTTCCCACTGCTTATTGATAAAGTTAAATATCAAAATAGCATTATTGACCTGACTTCCGTCAAGGGGAACCGCTAGGTAATATCTGTTATCGAAGTACACCCCTACGCTCTTGTCCCATACTGCACGGTTAATACGCTTAATAACGGGATCAATCGGGGAACTTAGTGGCACTTCATTGCCACGAAGATTGTACAGGTCCTGGAAATTAGCACCGTATACTCCATTGTCAGACAGGAATAGTACATTGTTGCCTACCTGGATAATGCTGTTGCGTGCAACGCAACCTACTTCATTGGTAATTAACTGCACCGTTGCATCTAGTCCTGCTCCACTGACTAAATGAATACTGTTGCGATTAAACACCAGAAGCTTGTCATCTGAGAAAGAGTGCAGACCTACATTAAAGTCCGCTGTACCTGCATTAAATCGGTACTGCGCATAGACCTGATCATAGGTGTCGGAGTCCAAGATATCAGAGACAATAACCTCGTCCAAGATAGCACGATAAGTAAAGGAATCTTCTGTGTCGTCTACGCTGTACTTGAAGGGCATTACCAGCCTGCGCTGGTGATAGGTTGCGTATTCAGGTGCAGGCATATGAGTAAACCCAAGGCCTACCGAAACGTGCTGCTGAAATATAACTCCAGTTCTATTTGCTTCGTCTGGACTTTGCACATAGAAAGAAATGGAAGGTACGCTGTCGTCTCGTTCTGCAACAACATAATCAGTCCCGACCACAAGAAGGCTATTACCACTGTCCTCGATTTCAAAAATGTCCCCGACCTTCAATCCGTTCATAGCCGCTACTGAATTAAATGTAGCAACAGCCTTGCCGTCCGTAATGCTTACAGAAGAAGGAGCAAGCTGCTTAGGCTGACTGTATTCTCCACTGGCAACCAGTTTAAACCCTGGCGATATAGTAGAGGTAGCGTCCACTGTATAGGTAGCGGCTGCTTGAAAAGCAACTGGCAGGTCATAGGTAAAGGAAGTACTGCTAGGTACAGTGTTAATCACCCAGCCTCCATTTGGATCTTCCCCTGTAGGAAATCCAGTAAGCCCCGCAATTGTAATTGCGTCCCCGATAACTAGCCCGTGGTCAGCCGAGGTATTAACTGTAACTACATTAGAAGCAGCTGGTGTACTTGCTGATGCAATAGCAATAGGGCTGAAGAACTTGTCATTTTTTAGTGCAGTCTGCCCGTCTCGAAAGATGAACAGCCTGTTAAAGGCCTGTAGCATACTGCTGGCAGGCGGTACGTTTTCCCCAAGGGGGTAAGCCATCGTAATGCTAGTAGACGTATCCTGGAGGTCCGTAGCTACTGCGCTTACATTGGAGGCCAGTACAATAAACTGATTGTTATCTTGATTCGGATCACTAAAGGTTGCACTTGCGTACACCTGTGAAACGGCACCCTGGTCCAGGATCATATTGTATCCAATGACAGAAGATGCAGTAAGCACCGTCAGCTGCGGCTCAGAGCCTCCGTCGTCCAAAGCAAAGGGTAAGTTAAGGGGAGTGCTGTAAGGCTCGTTAGCACCCGTTAAATCGTACGTAAGGGTCTTTGTGCCTACGTTGTCTGTAACTAAGGTAAGAGTATGAAGACCATTGGGGTCCGTTGTAGTACTTACTAGGTTCTCTACGTAGATCTCGTCACCTGCAACAAATACGTGACCAGGCTCTACGGCTGGGTCATCAATAACAATTAGGACTTTACCATTAACCAAGGATGCTGACCGAATAGTAGTAGGCAGCAGTCCAACTACAGGAGGAATAGCAGTGCTCTCTGCTGTAGTAGGTAGACGCAGTACATCGTCACCAGAAGCAAATGGTGCCTTGATGAAACCAATACCTGGACGGACCTGCCACTCTCCATTCTTGCCCAGTCTACCATTAGAGCTGTTAGCAAGCATACCAGCTGGAAGCTGGTCGGGTCTAGCGTAGGAGTTAAAACCAATAAACCCTACGTCCAGGTCTTCTTGGATAGGGTCATCATTAGGTCCGTATGTAGTGTAGCGTGACAATGTATTCTTTGGTTATTGATTAGCACTTCCAGGCCTTGCGGCTCCAGTAGTTAGCAGATAGTTTATTGCTCTTACCTTTGATGCCACCGCTACGAGCGCAGTAGCTTTTCTTACGCTTTGGCTGATCTTTTTTGATCGTCATATTAGCATCCCCGAATCTGACGATCTTTTCCTTGCCACCCTGGCAAGCCTTCACGACGAACTTCTTACCACCCTGTACTTCACGGCGTGGTACGTTGCACTTCATCTTTGATTTGTCAGGCATTACTTTTTCTTTCCGCAGCCACAGCCTCCACGCTCTCCACAGGAACCCTTGCCAGCATCTTTTGTTTTACGTCCGTACATATTATTGATTTTCTAATTGGTTAATGTATTCAAGGATCTCTCCTATGGTTTGTCTTTGCTCTTGATTAAATTCGTGGTTGTTCAGTTCCTGTAGGAACTCTGGTATCCTGCTTTGCTTTAGGGTTGCGCACCCATTGCTCAATAAGATCGTCGTGCTTATTGTAACGCCTAGTACTAAGTTCTTTAACATATGCAGTACGTACCTTCAGAAACATAGCCCCGATCTTCGGGAATGCTATTAGCAACTGAACAATAACCGAAATCACTTATCCTTTGCCTTTCCGACGTTGAGTGCAATCCAGTCAAGGATCTTGTAAGCCTTAGCTACAAAGCCGTCGTCAGTTGGCGTAGGGGTCAGTGCAGCTACAGCAGAAGCAGCAGCTACGATAGCAGTAAGGGCGGCAACAATGCTGTCCACGTTTGATACTAGGTATGTGATGATCTCTTTCATAATATTATTTGTCTTTCAGTTCCTTGATTACCTTGACTGCCGAAGCTGTCATATAAACTAGAGTGGCAACACCCACAACTAGTCCTAGTAATTCATTGATGTGACCAAGTTCGATAGTAGCGATAAAGCCCCCCGTTCCGATTGTAGATTTGTACACGATGTCCTGCATTGTTATTCCCCTTCAGTTGGTTGAGGTAAAGGTGTATATGAATGCACTACGTCAGCTTCCTCTTGGGAGTCCAACTCGTAGTCAGTTACATCCAATGCCCACTTGTGGTCAATTGTTTCAGCGGGGTACGTGAGCCATCGTGTACCTTTACCGTTGTCTTCACGCCAGTAATCGAAGTCAAGGTACTTGCCCTCTTCGTCAGCACGATCAATGGCTGCCTCTTTAGTTTCGTATATCAAGTAAAGCATTAGTAAATGTCGTATTGATTGTTAATGTTAGTCTCGATGGCTGCACGGTTGGCTGACTGGTCGGAGGGGTAGTAGAT